CTCAAGGATCGGGATTAGCGGCAAATAGCACTTGACGGCCCCTGTGGGCATACTCATAATATTTGCCAATCTGAACGTTTCCGGCGTAACGCCGGGGTCTCGCCCCAATCGCCCTTATCCCCACACCGCGGGGGCGAGGCAGGCAGGCTGGTGAAATGGCATTACGGGGGATTGAGTTGCCTCCGAGCAAGGTGGACGACCGTTAACTCGGGGTCCGTAGCCGTGCCAGTAAATGCGCCATCGGACTCCACCAACTGGGAGTCGCCATGAGCGCCACTGATTCTGAATCACCGTCCCCAACGAAGCCATGGGTTAGGGCAACCCAACCGCTGGCCATCGCTATGGTGCCTGACGCGCTGCTAAACATGCGGACCGCGTCGATAGTAGCTGGGCTGTCTGAGGACACGCTCTATCGCCGCGCTAAATCCGACCCGAGCTTTCCAAGGCTTATCCGCATCGGCGCGCGCTGCACCCGCATTCGTGCGGGTGACCTGACAGCTTGGCTGAATTCGCTGGGCCAATCAGCGCAAACGACCACGACAAAATGAAATCGCCCGAGGAGCGTGAACTCCCGGGCGACCCACACGGCAATAAAGCCGACTATCTCGGCGAGGTCGATTTTATTGCGGCGGTTTCTCGGGTGTCCAGCCCCGCGGGTGTTTCCAATCCAAAGGAACACCACCGTGAATACCTTCCACGCCAGCGATCTGACAGTTTTCCCAGATCGGCCAACCGAAACTTCCGAAACCGATGAAACCAACTCGACCGGCGCGCCCACTACCAACGGCGAGTTCCTGCGGGCCATCTTCCGGGGCTTGGCCGAGCCCCTGCGCCCCTTCGTGCTAGGCCTCAGCGGCACCCCGTTAGAGCGCAAGGGAAGCGCCTGGAACGGCTGGACTTGGCACGCTAACGAGAGCCACACCGATGACCTCGCGCTGAACTGGTACCTGACGCTGGCCGTCTACCGACCGGGGGGCGCCGACGGTAGGGACTACCGCCGCAAGGGTGCAGACTGCTCGGCGGTCTACGGCGTCATGCTCGACGACCTGGGTACCAAGGCGCTGCCGCTGAGCCGGCTCGACGCCTGCCCGCCGTCGTATGTGGTGGAGACCAGCGCAGGTAACTTTCAGGCGGGCTACCTGTTCGCCGAGCCGGTGACCGACCTGAAGAGCGTCACTGACCTGAACGAGAGCATGGTCGAGGCGGGTCTGTGCGACCCGGGGGCCAAGACGCCGACCACACGCTATGGTCGTCTGCCGTTCGCCAGCAATTGCAAGACCAATCCAGCGTTCACGTGCCGGCTAGCGAAGTGGAACCCCGAGCGGCGGTATACCGTGGCGCAGATCATGGATGGGCTCGAACTGGCACCGCCCGAGGCAAAGTCGCGCCGCAAAGCCGCCGGGGGGCGCAACGAGGACCGTCGGGGCGACGACGGCATCTACACCCCTCGCAAGGAGGAGAATGAGGTCATTGCGGCTCTCAAACTGCGGGGCCTCTATAAGCGGCCGCTGGGCAGTGGCCGGCACGATGTGACCTGTCCGTGGGTGCATGAGCACACCGGCCAGGTGGACGACGGCAGCGCGTATTTCGAGCCGTCCGACTTATATCCAGTCGGTGGATTCAAGTGCCACCACAGCCACGGGGACCGGTACCGCATAAGCGCGCTGCTGGACTTCCTGGGTGTGACGTTCACGGAGGCCAGGCACAAACCCACCATCAGGGCTGAAGCAGGGAACATCGGCAGCATCGCTGACGCAGGCGAGCGGGAGTTGGCGGCCACCATGCGTTACTACCAGCGCGGTGGTCTCATCGTGTCGATCGTCACCGACCCGGAGACCCGCGAGACAGCAATCAAGCCCGTATCGCAGCCAGCACTGCTGCGGGCGCTGTCAGGCTGCGCGGTCTGGACCCGGTATGACGCGCGCAGCGGCAATGACGTGGTGATCGACCCCCCGGTCAAGCACGTCAACGTGCTGTTCGACTCCGAGTCGTACGCCCATCTGCCGGCCTTGGCGGGCATCGCACGGCAGCCGCACTTGCGCCCCGACGGCTCACTGGTGCGCGAAGCGGGGTTCGATGGCTCCACAGGGCTATTCGGAGTGTTCGACAGTCGCTTGTTCACCATCCCCGACAAGCCGACCCGCGAGCAAGCACTTGAGGCATTGCGAGCGCTGCGCGACCTCTTGACGGAATTTGAGTTCAGCAACGCGCACGACGAAGCGGCGGCACTGGCGGGCATCCTGACTGCGGCTGTGCGGCCCAGCCTGACGGCTGCACCGATGATCCACATCAGAGCGCCCCAGATCGCATCCGGCAAGAGCTACCTGAGTGGGATCATCGCGGCCTTCGCCAGTCCGTCCTCGCCGTCGGCGGTGGCGTCCCCAAAGCAGGAGGAGGAGTGCCAGAAGCTATTGCTGGCGACCTTGCTGACCGCACCGGGCGCCGTGGTGTTTGACAACCTAACGACGGACCTGATCCCCCACAAATCGCTGTGCAGCGCGCTCACCGAGGAGTTTCTGACGGGGCGCATTTTGGGCGTGAGCAAGACGGCCACGGTCGGCACGCGGGTGCTGTTCCTTTCCAGCGGGAACAACGTGGACGCTGTAAAAGACATGGCCCGCCGGTGCGTCACGGTCGTCATCGACCCCCAGGTGGAGACGCCCGCTGCGCGCCTATTCAAGGGCGACCCACTGACCAAGGTCCGCAAGAACCGGGAGCAGTACGTATCACTGGCGCTGACGGTGATTCGTGGGTGGCTGGTCTCAGGTGCTGCGCCGACCCCATGCAAGCCCGTGGCGAGTTATGGCCAGTGGAGCCACTGGGTGCGCCAGCCGCTGCTATGGCTGGGGCTGCCAGACCCAGCGCAGCGCATTTTCGAGCAGATGGAGCAAGACCCGGAGCGCGAGACGCTGGGGCGCCTGCTGCACGCCTGGAGTGCAACGTTTAGCGCCAACCCGACCATGATCCGCGAGGCGGTGGACCAGGCGTCGTACAGCACCGTCCCGAACGAGCTGCGCGAAGTGCTGCGGGAGATTGCAGAAGACCACGGCGAGATCAACCGCCGACGACTGGGCAGATGGATCGCCCGCAAGCAAGGCGTGATCGTTGACGGGCTGAGGTTCGAGCGCGCGAGCGGGACCACAGCAGCCGAACGGTGGAGCGTGAAAGCCCGTTGAGTTGGTTTCATCTGTTTCTTAGGTTTCGGTTGGCCGAGCTATGAAAAGTGTCAGAAAGCAGCGGAGCCTGCCCGACCCCATGCAGTCGGGTGCAACAACCACCCAAAAAGCGAAGTTGGTGCACCGGGCGAACCTAGCGCATCAACACCGAGGATCAACGATCATGACTGATAACGACATCCATCCACAAGTTAGAGAGCTCAACCGGCGCATCGAGCGAGCGATCGTCCGAATACCCGACCGGTTGAGCACCCCCGAGGGCGAGGTTGTAAGGGCGGACTGGGCCAGCACCTTCGCCCGGGTCCTGGGCGGGACTATTGCGCCCGTTCGGATGCTCGGCGTCCTGCCCGTGCATCCAAACCTGTGGACTGATCCGGTGGTGATCCGCGTCTTCACCGGCTATGTGGTGCTGGATCACCCCGAGGCAGTAGGTGCGTTCGAGTGGGCCTTCGAACAGTTCAGCCCCAGGGTAGCGATCTGCGACTGCGCGCGCTGGTGGTCACTTTACGAGAACCGCCGCCCCCGCCTCGTCGCCTGCCCAGACAAGGGCGAGGTTGTCCAGTTGTCCGACCTGATGGCCCGCGTCGGCTACACCTGGCACGGCCCATTTGAAGCCCGCCCGACTTTGGAATTCGCCGCGGGCTCCCGCGGCCCGATGCGCAGCGTTGTCCAGGTCGAACACCCCGTCGCCGACGAGTGGTTCGATCGGATCTGATGCTGGTCCGCGCGTAGCCGGCCTTGCGAAGTTGCCTCGCATGTGCGTAACTGGGTTAGGCCTGACCCCTGCCCCATATCCCCCCCCCCATCGGAACTCCCCATGAGCCAAGAAGCCCTCGACACGACCATGAGCCAAGCGTCCACCCCGAAGCGGAGGGAGAACCTGCGAGTCCACGACCGCGAGAAGCTATGGGAGATTCTGTTGCGGTCGATTTCCAGCGGGAGCTCTCTGACCGCCGCACTGGCCGCGCTGCCCGAGCCGAGACCGAGCTACTTCTGGGCAAAGCACTGCCTGCGGCAAGACCCCGCACTGCGGGTGCGATACCAGACCGCAATGGAGGAACGTGCGGACTTCCACGCAGACGAACTGGTCGCCCTTGCCGACGAGGACCCGCCCCCCGGCCTGTCTGGCAGCGAGGCGTCAGCCTGGGTGCAGCGCCAGCGGATGCGGATTGACACGCGAAAATTCATCAGCGCAAAGTTGCGGCCCAGGGTCTGGGGCGATCACGTGTCAGTTGAGCTAAATGTCAGCCAGCAAATCTCCGTCCGCGAGGCGCTGGCTCAGGCTGAGCGGCGTGTCGTTACGATTGACGCGGAGCC